TCCCTCATCTTCCGCGCCTATACGGTCAAGGAGCTTGCCTGCCTCTACTTCCCGCCGAAGACGCGCACGCGGGGCGCCCCCCGACGACACAATCAATAATCAATCAATACTAAACGGACTTCACTTCACAAGCACCCCCTGCGCAAGCGTATTCGAATTGAGTGGTCTTGATGTCTTCGATATAAACCTTAGAAAGATCGAGATCAGTTGGGAATTTCTCAAGCATCTCTTCATATTCTTCCTTGGTTATATCTTGGAATGGTGCTTGCTTATAAGTACCTCCGTCAAAAGGAAGAATCGTGAGACCAGAGTAGGAATTACGGTTGTCCCACATCCATTCGATAACCTTATCAATCTCACCATCCTTGACGTAGACAGTCGATGAGACATTGTGCTTGTTTGCTCCAGAGATGTGACCTGGTGCTATCCAGTTCTCGTTGAATCTCTTGATTCTCTCGAGAAGGTCAAAGGTCGATTCCGTTCTGAAGATGCAATCATGGTTGGCACGCATAGGAACAGAGAACACTGCCTTATCCTTATCGGAATATTCATCATCGAGGAAATCTGGAGCGTTGATCTTCAGATAAGTGTAAACTGGATCAGACTTCAAGATTCGGATGTTGCGGACGTAGTATTCAGCATGAGCAGAATGAATTCCACTTCCGAACACACCAGCAACGATGGTGGATGTTCCTTCTGGCTTGATCGTGGTGACTCTTTGTGCTTCATTTACACCGATCAGTTTTGCTACTCTCTTGTTTTCTTCCACTGCACACAATGCAGCTTCGGTTTCATTGAGAGAAAGAATAGTTCCCGATGCAATACCTGTCAAAGATACCCCGAGAAGTGCTTCCTTTTCGGTCTGTTCCTTCCACTTTGGGCGGAGATAATGGAAGTCGGTGTAACCTGCTTGGAGAGTTCCAAGGAATGATGCCACTCGTGCACGATGGTTGAACTCTTCTTGCGTGGTGATGTCATACGCAACAATCGTCGAAAGATTACAGAACTGACAGTCGTTCAGTGCAATCTCACCACATGGGTTCGAGATCATGTCATAGTCATTCGTCCAGAAGAGACCTGGTTCTCCAGACTTGTTAGCATCGGCAATTCTCATCAACTTCTCGAGTTCCTCACGTGTGGTAGTATCACGATGAAGTACTGCAGAGTTGTTACTCATTGCTCGCTGAGGATGAACGTAGTACCAACTTGCCGAGAGGTTCTTGCAGATGTTGTCGAAGTCCCAAGAGTTGTCAAAGTCACCGAACTTCTTGCGAACAGATAAGACTCGAGATTCATCACCATAGAAGTCGTCGATGTTCTTCGGTTCTACTTTGATGTACCAGTTCTTGTCATCTTCCGATTCTATAACTGCACTTCGAAGTGGAACATTTGACTTTGCAGTCATAATTGCTTCATCATCCTTATCGAAGAACATGATCATTGCAGCCATTCTCACACCACCACTTACTACGGCATCACCGATAAAGCAAGAGATATCAAGGCATTCAAGAGGTGTGAGCTTTCGACCAACTGCTGTCTTGAAGACCTTGTCGATCTGTTCGATTGACTTCTTGAGTCTTTCATGACCTGGTGCATAGCAGTTCAACTTTTTGATGATTGATCCCTTTGGGCGTATGTCACGATAGTCAAACTCTGGGTAAGGATTCCCACGAAGATAAGAATAACAGAGCATACGAACGGCATCTGCCCATCCTTCGATAGAATCCGAGATGAGGAAACGCTTCTTCTTTGATGGCTTCTTGACCACTGGTAGGTTGTCGATATGTCGCTTTTGGATAGAAACACCGATCCCTGTCCCACTCAAGAGAATGTGCATGATCTCCGAGAAGCACTTTGTATCATTAAGAAGAAGTGCAGAGCAGTTATAGATTCGTGTTGGGTTATATGAGATAGGAAGACCACCGAATTGGATCGATCTCATTGATGGGAACACCTTCTTGGCGTAGACCATCTTCATGTTCTCACGGATCTCTCCCTCAAGATGAGGATAGTCATTGATGAACATCTTCTCCAGTTCTGCTACACATTCTTCCCAAGTCTGCTTTCTATGTTCCTCTGGAACAATGTTCGCATACTTCGAATGCACGACGAGACCACTCAAGAACTCGTTAGCGATTTCTGATTTTGACATACGGTTTAGTTTCTTGTATTAATTATTGAAAGATTCTTCAAGCTTTGTGATTAATGACCAATAGTTGAACTTCTTATGTTTTGTGGATTTGTGCTTCTTGAAGACAAAGAAGGTCGAGGTGAACTTTCGAGCGTGCAACTGCTTGGTCATAAATGGTGAGATCATGCGAGACTTTGCACCAAGAACGAAGGTGTCTTCGGTGACAAATCCAGCTTTCTCGGCACACATGAAAGAGAAAAACTCAGTGTTGTGGTTGATACCGCCATAAATCGTGTTCTGTGTCTTGAACAGAAGTGTTCCACCAACCTTCAGCACACGATAGGCTTCACGGATCCAGAACCAATACGTTTCATACATGTCGTCTGGAGTATGAAAACCTTGAAACCTGTTGAACATCTTCGACCCAGTTTCATCGGTGACTGACGTATCTGGCTTTGTTGGTCTGACGATGAATGGCAGATCAATTATCATCGAATCGATCGAAAGATCATCGAGAGGAAGTGGCTTCAGTGGTTCGATCTTTGTGACATCTTCGGAAAGTGGGAAAACATCGAATTTCAGTCGAGGTTGTTCAATGACAATCTCACGTGCTTCACCTTCACCATCCTTTACTTTGAACTTTCCGTAGAATGCACCTTTGGAATAAGTAATGTCACAGTCGATTCCCTTTCCTTCGAGATACAACTTCTGAATGTTGTCGAGGATCTCGTGTTGGTTATAACCGAGATTTTTGATAATATCCATTGCTATTTTTCTTGATGTTTACAGTTAATGTCCACAGTTAATGTCCACAGTTCCTATCATATGAAGAACAGAGGTGTTTTAATGTCTGAAGACAACTTTCAGAGACGTATTTCCCTTGATTTCGAACCGATCTTCTAAGGCTTTCATACCTTTGAATAGTTCAGAAATCAAGGGAAATACCAAGGAGAGCCAAGGAGAGTATTTCTCTTAGTACACGAGTTTCTTGTCCTTCATACTTCTTATGAATCTGACTGGTATAAGACACTCTGTTTTACCATTTGTGAAAACACCACAGAGTTCACCGCTTGATTTACTAAGTGCTTTCCCAAGATACGTGAAAATCTCACCATTATACGAGATTTGATCGTTTGGTGACAGAAGTCCATCACTCATCACGATATAACCGCTGTACTTTTTATCCATATCGAGAGACGAATTCTTTTAAGGGGCGTACATCAGAGGATGACGAGAATAGAAGTTGATATCTGCTATGATATCACCACGTTTCAGAGAAATAGGCTTTTTCCCAGTCAGTGTCAAGTAGACAATAAAGTCATCATCGACAATGTCCCACCCAGCTATTATCAGTCCGTTATCCATGAACAATGATGGCACGACGTTCACACTAACGAGAGTTCCGAGAGGAAGTTCATAAACACGAAGATCAGTTTTTACGGCAATCCTGTCGTTCGTCATTAGTAGCATATCGTTTTCTCGATAAGTTTTTATATCGTCACCACTACCACCTACGTGTTCCAAGACATCAACGAATCTGGCCACCAAGAGTTCTTCGCTTTTGCGGTTCATCACCACCACATCTCCCAGACGATCATAGACTTCGTGAACAATCGGTTGATAGTTCTTTTCATAGAAACCGATCTGATTTCGATGAACGAGTGTGAAAGTACTTAGAATATTATAAGGGAAGACAGTGTCATATTCTTCCGAGTCATCTGGAACTTTCGTGAGGTGGATTTGCGACACATATCTTCTGAAGAGATTCCATATTTCCGCACCACCAATCACAAACACATCCTTTTGACGATTTTCGGAAGATTCACAGAAAGCTTTGAGCATTTCCATAGACTTGAACACGTGAACACCTTCAATAGAAATGTCTTCTCTCGATAGGACAATGTTTAGTCTTCCTTCAAGTGGCTTTCCGATTTCCTCATAAGTCTTCCTGCCCATGATGACAATGTTCCCCATTGTCATTTCACGGAACAGTTTCATATCTTCTCGGATTCTGAACAAGAGTTTGCCGTCGTTTCCAACAGCAAAGTTCTTATCAACACTGGCTATGAACTTTACTCGCATAATCGACTACTCGTTAAAAGTCATCATCTCCACAGCAACGTTCCATCATGTCACCTACACAGCAATCGTCTTTTAGTGGTCGACGATGATCTTTTTCTTTGCTTTCGTAGTTATTCCAACCATCGACTTTTTCACGTGGGAATTCCTTATGTGCTACTTTCAAGAACTCGTGTTCACCTCTAACAGCCAACACAGCAATCGTCTGATCTTTGTGTATAGTGACAGGTTTCGATCCCATGTTTACAAGACCAACACAGACAACACCATCAGTAATACTCGATGATTCCACCGAGATTCCGTTATAGACAAAATAGTGTAAGATTGTCTTGACTTCGACATAAACGTTCTTGGGGATTCTGTAAATCTCGATATCAGTCTTCATGAAAACTCTGTCACCTTTATGCAAAACTATGGATTCACGGTTATCAGACTTTCTTCTTACAGTTTCACCAAAGCCGTTGACATGAACTCTTGGTTCTCGTGCACAGACACCATAACAGCCAAAGCCATCGACACTTGCTGTACACATAAAGACGTTGTCTTTGAACTCGTGGTCAGTGGTCTTGATAAAGTCGTTGATCCAGTATTCATTCACGACATTCGTCGATCTTCGAATATCGAGGATCATCTTGTGAGGGATGTCAGAGAGTTCGTATCTATCGTGAGATTCTGCGCCTTCGACTTCGATCATCTTCACTCTGTCGACATAACCCATGAAACTTCTTGCGATGTGGATGTTGTCGACCATTACGTAAACATCACGATATCTGTCGAACTTCGTGCCGAGCATGTCGATGAAATCTCGGATAGATTCTGCACGAACAAACCCTTCTCGATTGAAGTCCTTGTTCGAGGTGATGACAACACAGATTCTGTTTGGTAGTGGTGAAAGGAGAGTGGAACATGTGTCCTCATCAAAGACGATGATGTTACCAGTCGTGATCTTTCCGATATAGTCTCGAAGATCACTTTCGGAGGGTGACGAGAGCAGTTTCTGGGCGTTGATTGTCCTACCTTTGTCATTGACGAATAGGATCATTTCGATTTTGTTCTTCATCTTTCGTTTATGCTTATGATTGTTTGATTATGATTATTAATGTTTGATCAGTTCAGTTCCCCATTTTCCCATCTCCATGCTCTCTGAGAAATCGTTATTACAACGTAGCAGTTTGTAGTTCCCAGTTGCATACACCACAGCAACCACTTTCTTATAATCTAAGACTGTATAATGTGATAATTTGCTAACGAGAGTAATAACAATGCTTCCGTTTACGATTTCACATGATTCTATAACAACACCAAGAACTCTGGAATGATGACTTTGCGTAACATTGATCTTGATGTTTGATGGTGTTTTATAGATCTTGAAATCTGTGACTATCTTTAGTTTATCGCCTTTTTCTATCAAGGTTGATAACCCATTCGAAAGTATTCTGCAAACAGGTTCACCTTCGAAGTTGATATGTGAAATAATGTCATAACAGAAGAGTTCATATCCACAACAAACACCATCACCATCATCTTCGATATCCTTGTCAATATCGCCATTACAAATCACAACATTGTCACAGAATTCATATTCTTGGTGGGTTATTCCGTTGGTGAGTTCTGAATAGCTTGTCATTCCACACATTTCTCGAACGTCGAACAAGAATGGTCTTGTCATTCCATCACCCCATTTTTCATCAGTGACGAGGAAGTGAACTTTGGAAACGTACTGAACGAGCGATGACCATGCGTCGAATCCACCAATCACAAAGACTTTCTCGTTTCTACAACTGAGGAAATCACAAAGACTGTCGTATGAATAGATGAACTTCGTATCTTCGGTGTCTTCGTGTTCATAGTCAAAGAGAACGATCGACGGAACTCTAAAGTTTGATCTTTCCATCATTTCGAAGTATTCTCCGTCCATCAAGACGATTGCACCACCATTTTCGTTTATGAGATCTCTCAGTGATTCTCTGTACTTCTCATCTGTGAACGGATTCTTGTAGTCATTGACATTCAATGACTTGTCGACATATGCGACGAATTCCATGATTAGCTTCTTCTGCATAGATTGCTCTGAGTTTTCACACACTCACATCCGCCTTGATCGAAGGATGATGTCTGTAGTTCTCGATTACGATTTGATCGATGAGATTTTCGGAGATGTTGTCGATGTCGATATCTCCCAAGATCTTTACATCTGGAAGTTCGTATGGTTTTCTCGAAAGTTGTAGCTTTACTTGTTCGATGTGATTCTTGTAGATGTGAAGATCTCCAAACGAGTGGATAAATCGATGAGGTTTCTTGTCACAGATCTTTGCAAAAATGTACAGGAGAAGTGAGTATTGCGCAAGATTGAATGGAACACCCAAGAAGAGATCAGCAGATCTTTGATAAAGCTTCAAGGAAAGTCGATCACCATCAACGTAGAATTGGAAGAAACAGTGACATGGAGGAAGTGCCATTTCCGAGAGTTCTGCAGGATTCCAAGCCGAGACGATTATTCTTCGTGAATCTGGATTATTCCGAATTTGATCGATAACATCACGAATTTGATCAATCCCTCCAAAGTCTCTCCATTGCTTTCCGTAGATCTTGCCGAGGTTTCCGTTTTCATCTGCCCATTCATCCCAGATCGTCACGCCATTGTCTCTTAAGAACTTCACGTTGGTATCACCTTTGAGCATCCACGCAAGTTCCATTATGACGCTTTTCATATGGATCTTCTTCGTGGTGAGGATTGGGAACTTTTCACTCACGTCATATTCTACTTGATGACCAAATGTGGAAATTGTCCCAGTCCCAGTTCTGTCTGTTCTCTCAGTTCCATTTTCAAGAACATACTTGAGCAAATCAAGATAAGTCTGCATTCGTCGTTGTTATTATTGTTGATAATGATTGTTCTTATACGTTAAGACCTCACCTTTCTTATAGCAAAGGGGAGGGCTTGGGCACAAACTAAAATAAAGAATAGCAACTATCTACTTCTCTTTTTCTTATAGTCTTCGATGAGCTTTGTTATGTAGGATTCCGCATCGAACTCTCCCGAAAGCATCGACAAAATCTGAGGTGAATAACCACTAACAAAGACGTTCCCATCTTTGCTCACAGTCGGTAGTGTGACGTTATCGATTGCAAGATTCCACCAGATCATCTTCACACCCTTCTGATTGAGCATATCAAGATGCGTTTCGTTTCTATCATAAGAATCGTCAAACTGCATGTCACTCAGAACAAGGACGTATTCTGGGAGATCCGTCGTCACGTTGTTCAGATTTCGAAGAACTGCTTCGAAGTTCGTGTTTGTACAGTCACCGAACGATTCCATAATCGCCATATCACGAACATAGGAGAAATCTTCATCCTTAGTCAACTTCATAATTCGAGAATCATCAGAGAAGACAATGAAGTGATTGCGGAGATAATCTGAATGGCGAGCAACGTAGTGACCAATTGAACGAGCCTTACCGATTGAATCGTACCTGTCGAACATCGATTCAGAACCGTCGATGATTGGGATGATCTTCCCGAGATTCATCGATCCAAGAGCCTTGAAAGCTTCTGTATAGAACGTGTCATGTTCCATCCCCTTCTCACTGGGATTTATCCTTCCGTCATATGCCGTATAACGATAACCAAAGCCACTGAAGGCGGTGTTTCGATATGACCGCAAGATGTCGTATGGCGTGGAAACGGACTGATTCATCTTAGTCTTCCCAGACTTGAGTTCCTCGAGATATTTCTCGAAGTTTTCATCCTTGAAGAATTCCTTCTTATGCCGAAGCATAGAAAGTGAAGGAACATGTGAGTAATCATCTGGGAATTCACCACGTGATCTGACTGCTTCGACAGTCATAGGAGATGCGCACCATCCACGATAGATTGTCTTCGAAATCTTCTGTCTTCGAAGTTCGTTTCTGATGATCTTGAACTTCTTTGATCTTTCACGTGGAAGCCACTTCTTCAGAAGCTGATAATTATCCTTAATGGAATCGTTGTCCATGGCTTCCTTAATGTATCCAACAACTTCCTTTGGGGTGTGAGTGTACAAGATATCATCAGCACGACCGATTTCTATGACATCATCGATCGAAATGTTCTGAATCTTGAGGAGAACACGACCGATTTCTCTTTCACCGATCCCCATACGAGGATCACGAATGTACATTGAGAAGAATCGATTGAACTCACTCTGTTCGAGGAACTCTGGGTAATCTGTGAAGATCAGTTTCTCTACCTTTGCAAGTCCCTTGTATTTTGCGATTTCACGGATCTTTTGAAGTCTGAACAAGAAGTCGACATAAGGATTTCCGATGTACCTCTTGTAGGCTCTGTCGCCATTCGTCGTTCTCGTCTCGTTGAATGCGTCGAAGATGTTCATGATTGGTTGGTTTGTTGATCTTTATTTTGTTTGTGATTGTGATTGCTTAATAATGCTTCGGTCATCTTATCTTTACGACAAGATGACCGTTTCATTTTCCGTTTTACTATGTTTCTTTATGCTATGATCTGATCTTCTAAGGTGTCAATCAGCGTTAGCATTTCCCTGTAATGATCGATATTCTTGAGGTTCATTGGATCATCTTCTACAGAATCCAAAAGATCACCGAATCTATCATCGATTGTAATGTCGACATTTTCACCATCTTCGATGTCGTTGTAGATGTAAGTTGGTAGTTCCTTAAGTCTGTTGTAGATTTCGATGATCAGTTCGAATTCCTCATCAGTCTTCTTCTTTGAGAAGTAGGACATTGGAATCTTGTTATGGATCTTGAACATTCTCCGAGTGTAGTCTTTCACAGAGAAGTAATCATCCAGCAGTGTAGTCATATTTTCACGCTTTTTAAATTAGAAAGTTGTTATTTTCAAGGATCGTTGAAGTCAACACCTCAACCTCCTCTTTTATATTCCCATCGACAAGCATGTTTTTGATACAAGCATAGTCAAGTTCAATCAAGATGTTTCTACCACCGTCTTCCATTTCTACCTTCTTTCCATAGTGGTAATGGATCTTAGAAGATGAAAAACTGCCTGTTTCATCTTTGTATCCCACCAAGATGTAGTGCTTGCTTGGGATAGCTCGAAGGATAACTGACTCTTGGAACTTCCAATAAGAACCATCGATGATATCCGTCTTATCGATCTTTTCCAAGACAACAGATTCATCTTTTAGCATTTTGTCGAAGATCTCGTTGGGGATGTTTACTTTGTCCAAGATATTCTGAGATTTGAAGATCTCACGGCTTTTATCATCATAGACCGCTCTTCCAATTGTCCTTGAGAATACGAAGTTACCATCGAGATAGTCTTCTAAAAGTAGGCAGAATTGGTTATTATCAAGAGAGTATCTTTTCTCATTGAACTTTCTACCATCGAAGATGATCATGTGATAACCACCATCTTTCAAAGTGGTGTAAGTCCTTATGGTTTTATTATCGTGTCTAAGTTTTACGAGTACTAATTGAATCATTATCGATTTGTTACTTAAAGTTGAGATACTTGTTATTGTAGATGCTGGAAACTATCATTCTTGTACTTTCGACAACGAGACCATCGACGAGAATCTTCAAATCCTTACCGTGTCTGTCGATGACCACGACTTTATCGGAATACTTGAAAATCTGTGGTGTTCGACAGTTTTCAAAGCTTATGAAACCTTCAGAAACTCGCTTTCCATCTTCACCGATACCAATAACTGACAGATTCTCACCAATCCCAGATGTGACGATTATCTCATCTTCAAACTTCCAAAGATCGGAATAACTGATTATCTCGGTGGCGTAGATCTCCAAAAGTGAGATGAGGTTGTTATCGATAAGTTCATCAAACGATTCCTCCGAGAAGCTCAATCTGTAGAGAAGTCTGTCGGAGACCTTCGTCCCATCTTTCTTTTCTATGAGAAGTTTGATCATTGGAACGATGATTGTTCTGAATTGAAGATATTCAACAGAACCAGCACAAGAAAGGAACTTCTTGTTATCAATCTGAAGCTCATAATCGTTGAACTTATCCATGTCGATTAGGACAGTGAAGAATCTGTCACCGATCTTCGCCACGTATGACTTCAAACTTTGCAGGTAGACGATTTTTACCATAGCGTTTCTTCTTTTTGAGATTTGCGGAAGAACCTTTCATAGAGATTCGGGTTCTCCCAGTCTCTTATTGCCTGTGAGTTGCAGAGATTTTTGATGTTGTGATAGATTGACAGGTTCTCCGTGTCAAGTGTGGGATTGTCGATTATCGATTGCATCCACTCTTCTCGGAAAACCCATGGAAATCTCTTCCCATTCTGATAGTAGATTTGGTCTTGTCCAAGGCAGGAACATGAGACATACTCAATTCCCGAGAAGTCAGTTTTGTGATGAAATCCAAGAAGAGGTTCAATTTCCAGCCATAGTCTTGTGTTTGGAGAAATCTTCAAAGATGCTCTCAGAAGATCCACTCTATGACGAAAGCCGTCATTTTCCACAGATGTTCCGATAATGACGTTGTCTGGGAGCGGTTTCTGGTAATAGTCTCTTAGGAACTTGTAATAACGCCCAGCATTCTTTGACAACAGAAAGAAAACGTGTTGTGGGAAATCTCCGAAAGTATCAAACGCAAAGGCGATGTCCTTGTTTTCAATCGACGGACTTAAAAAATCACCCATTATCGAACCGATGTAGATTTCGGAGACCTCGGACGGACTTATGAAATCTCGGAGATGTCGAACGTTTATCTTTGGTTGTAGGAAAAATTGATCACCATAACCACGAGCAGGGAACATCTTGTATCGAACATAACAGTACGGACAAGACGTTTTTTCTGTAGGAACGATTATTGAATCATCAAAAGCGTCTCCGCAAGTCCCTTCCTTCTTTCCGAAGACATCACAACCGTAGACAAAGTTCAGAGTTCTCATTATCTTCGTTTACCACAGTGGATCGAAAGCGATCAATGAAACAGGTAGTGCTTGTACACCAATCGAAGTGATTATCTTGTTGAGTGGTGAAAGATAAAGCATCTCGAACTGCTTGGAATAGTCAATTGGGTAAAGGAACTCATAACATGGATCACCGTTGACAAATGCAAAGACATCACTTCGGGGATCAGTTGAATAGTAGTACTGAATCTTCATCCCAGATCTGATCTGTTGATATTTGTGCTTGTACTTCGATTTTGCAAGTTCGGCATTATAAACGCTTGATGCTCTGATCTGAATTGTTACCCCCTTGACGTATTCGAAGACACCATTCTTTGCCGTGATCACGTACTTCTCATAACCATTCACTCTTTGAGAAATTGCAACATCTTCAACGTTTGCACTTTCGAACTTTGATTTTTGCATCTTGACGTGGTCGATGAAATCTCGAAGATTCAGCTCTCGGTGTTGCAAGATGTAGTGAACTGTCTCACGAAGAAGTTCTCGGACAAACTTTGGTGTCGATGACTTGTTAATATCGAGACCTTTGACTTCCACATTTTCAAGTGGCTTGAAGTAAACGCCTTCTTCCCAAGAGATATTCTTGATGTACTTCTTCTTTGATGTCCACAGAACGTTGTGACAGATCATCTCAAAAGCAAGCTTCATTGAACGCTGTCCATCGATCTTCTGCTGGAATCCGTTGAACTTTCGAATATAGCCAACGAGCATGTCTTTGACACAATCATTGAGATCGTTTTCACCAATGTCAAAGACGAATTCCTCGAGAGTTCCCTTGTAATCGGTCTTATCCATTATATCCTTGTAACGGATAAACACCGAGTCAGTGTCAGCATAGTTCACCGCATTGAAATCGATCGGATCACACTTTGTAATTCCCATCTTTGCGTGTAGTTCCCGATGATTTGGGAATCTCTGTTGGAAATACCTATTGAAGAAGAGAATAGTGTAACGGATCACATGAGAAGATTGTTCCGAGACCGATCTTGCAATTTCTCTATCGTAAAGGATAAATGAATGATAACCAAGAACACCATAGATTGAGTTGAGAGCAACTTTCGAGACTTTGTTAATTGTAGACTGATAACTTGCTTCTCTCTCAAGTCTGGATATTTCCATCAGAATCTCCTCTTCGGTGACATTCTGTCCTTTCTTCAAGGATGAATGGTTAAGTTCTATCTCAAGGATCATTTTTCGACTTTGTTGATTGATTGATGATTGTTATTTGTTGTAGAGTTGTCGGATGTCTATTCACATTTCCTATAATCAAGAGAGATCAAGGGTTATGTTCGGGAAGATTTAGTAGAAGATCTCTTTTTTAAAGTTTCGTACGTATACGCAGGAATTCCAACAGTTTTTACATGCGTGTCACCTAACACGCTAGCGGTACCAATGGTAGAAACTGGAGATTTTTAATCTGAGAAATAAAGATATTTCTGCGCTCAATGTATGGTTTGTAGAAACCTATGCACTAACGTGCATAGTTTGTTCTCCAAACCAGTTGTTAATGCTTCGCATTAACGTTAAAAGTAATTAAAAATAATCGCACGCATATACGAGTATACACACACGAATACACACCCACGAGTTACACGAATAAGCATGCGGTTTGTGACAACTGAGACGATGATCCTCAAAGAATCATCCAAAGTCATGGGTAGTCTTCAAAGAATCAGTCATAATCTTTCAATGATCCTTTAATCTTTGATCATAGTCTTTCAATGATCCTCATAATCTTTCAATGATTGTCTTTGTCTTTCAATAGTCTTTGATGATCTTCATAGTCTTTCAATAATCATCATTATCCTTCAAAGATACTCTTCTGATTAAAGAGAGGTACTTTCCTTGCATTCTGATACAGTTTCCGCTATTTCTACCCCACTGAATATCTTCGAGGACAAGGAAGATACCAAGAAAACAATTGAAGATAATCAGCCATAGTCTTTCAATAGTCCTTTGATAATCAACAATAGTCTTCCAATGATTGTCTTTGTCTTTGTCTTTGTCTTTGTCTTTGTCTTTGTCTTTCAATAGTCCTTTGACAATCAGTCATTATCATCATTGTCTATTCATTATCCTCCAAGAATACTCTTCTGATTAAAGAGAAATACTTTCCTTGCATTCTGATCCATTTGACGCTATTTTCACCACATCTGACCAGTTTGAATCAAAGAAAGACACAAAGAAGACAATCGTCAATAATCAGTAATCTTTCGATAATCGTTCAGATTCAACCATAGTCTTTGATTGTCTTTCATAGTCTTTGATAGTGGTCATTGTCTTCCGACAGAAACCCATCATTCCACAGAATATATCTTCTGATTACAGGAAAGTACTTTCCTTGCACTCTGACCCACTTTCCGCTATTTTCATATTCTCGAATAGCTTCGATGACAAGGAAAGTACCTCTCCTTAAAGCGTATCAATTGGATAACACGTCAAGGATAATGATTGATTGTCTATCCATTTTCATCAATCTTCTTGATAAAAACAACCACTTTCCACCCATTATAAGACGTATGAAGTAGATTTGTTGATGTCATAAGAATTAAACAGACAATGAAGTCATTAGAACAGTTTCGCAATATGGTATTGAACCACGATATCTTCATATTGATCGAAGGTAGACAAGCAAAGATTGTAAATGTTGACCTCGATTTATACTCTCGACGTGGTGATCTTGTGGTTTCTTACCAAGATATGATAATCAACGACGAAGGTATAAGAACAGAGGATTATGAAGAAACTGTTCCGTTTATTCGTGATGGTCTCTTTTGTGAAGACTACTACATTGTGGAATCAGATCCAGTGTTCTATAAGCAGTTTTCTATAAAGACAAGGAACAAGATGAAGATTCTTGATATGCGAGACATTGAAGTCGTTCATGATCTCTCTTCAAAATCTCCAGAGGAAATAATGAACGTTTACAAGATGATCCGTGAAGAGATTCTTCTTTACACGTTCTTCAATCCTTCTGTCTTCCATAAAAATCCTTACCCATCTTTGGAATATAAGATGCCAAACGAGAAGGTCATAGAAAAGTCTGAAGAATCTGTGAGAAATCTGGATGGTCTGATCGATTCTGCAAGATCAATTCACTGGTTCTTAAACTTCTAAAAAGGTTATGAAGAAGATAGCTTTCGTTGGTAAATCTGCAGTTGGTAAGAATCACTTCTTAGATCTCTTTACCACTCTTGGATACAAACCAGCAATTGGTCATACTACAAGAGCACCAAGATCGGGGGAACAAGAAGGCAAAGACTACCACTTTGTCTCCAAGGAAGAATTTGCAGAGATGATCTTGAAGGATGAGTTCATCCAGTTCATGCAATTTCAAGGAGAATATTACGGAACTACAATCGAAGAATTCGAGGAATGTGACTTCTTCATCACTTCACCAACTGGTCTCGAGAACATTCCCAAGGATCTACGTTGGAAAATAAAGATTGCGGAACTCATCTGTGACAAAACTGTTACAATCCTCAGAAGACAGATTCGTGATGCATCTCAAGATACCACTTCGAGAGATGAGAATGACGACAAGCTCTTTGAAAACTTTGATCAGAAGATGAAAGATCTCGGTTATGATCACGTGAAGATCGACACGGCAACAACAATCGAAAAGTTCTACGCTAACAGTTTCGATATATGTTAATCCTTGACACGAGCAAAGACTACTACGACTACATCCAAGGCATTTATGGTGTAGACAGGAAGATAGTGTTTGATAGACAGGCTTTCGATCTTCAGAATCCAAATGTGAGATTCTCTTGTCACGACAATCTTGCCTATTTTCTTGTAGAAGTTGCAACAACGTGGTATCTTCTCAGAGTGGATGTTGATCCCGAGAGAGATTCTCTGAGAGGAGAGCACCCTTTCCAAAGACTTAGATTCTATCACAAGGACATCCGTTCTCTTTCTCTCATCTGTACAAAGGAGATCGATGAAAAGGAGAAACTCTCGGACAGTGTTTCGTTCTTATTGAACATTGACAACGCCCACACCGTTTTCTCGATGTTCACGAGTTATGTGATTACTCATGGTAGAAAATACGGATTCGGAAATGAGCGTATAGACTACGACGACATGTTCAGATGTCTGTTCGAAATGTCAGTGTCTGAGATAGTCCCGAAGGTGGCCAGATTTGGATTTAAGAGCTACTTCCATTGTAAGAATCCATTCTTGAAGTGCATCAACTTCGGTGGGATTGTTCCTCCAGAGGAGATGTTTATCAAGATCCAAAACTTCCTATCCTCACAAATCAAAGACGGTGTCGAAGTGGAGATGACTGATGAACAGAAGATCATTGGGCATGGATTCGACAAGAAGGTGTCTTTCAGAAAGAGAAAATAAGGATTCTATTCATACTTTCATAGACAGCGAGAGGGCTGTGGTCAATTTCGAGATCACAGCCCTCTCCAATTTTTGGAATGTAGGCGAATTTTTAGTCTTCTTGGTACTTCATCTTTATTGTTATGTCAAATGAGAAGATGTCATCGATGAACTTTTGTATAAGGTCAAAGCCGATAACTTTCTCATAGACCACGTTCTTGACACCATCTTCACCATTTACACGACCTTCACCTTGAGAACCATCACCGTAATAGTCCGTCATTCTACATTCGAAGATGATCGGTATTCTGATTTCTGAATTGTTAATAATCAATCCTTTGTTATAGATGTTCGTGTTGGTGCTTATCGCTTTTGGATTCTGAGGTGAAAGATAAACATAAGCACCACAGGTGTCTTTGCCTACGAGGTATCTGTCATCGTGGTGGAAACCAATCTTGGATGATTCACCGATTATCGATTTCACAGAGTTCGACTTGAAAGATGCACTCTGAACACTCTTCGCAATGATGTCTTTAATCGTTGCCTTGTGTTCGCTGTCGACACCGCTTATGTTCTTGAAGAGTGGGTGGTCTTTGTGGAAGCAGAAATCTGTGAGATAACCATTTCCATCAACGAGTTTTCCATCGACAATCTTCGCTATGAATTGTGTCTCTGGTTTCCCTGTGGTCGGGTAATCTCCAAAGTTCAGCTCTTTTCTCTCTTCGTTTAGCTTCTTTTCTGAAGCATTCATCCCAGTCGTCGATTTCTTCCATTTTTCAACGATGCTTTCTTGAAGTGCAAGGTCACGTGATCTCTGATAAACGAATTGTCCCTTCATCTGTGGAGATCCAAATGGAAGTCGATGTTCGCCTTCACCATCAGTTTTAAAGCCGATACAAGGGAAGTCATAACGACGATACGTGAAAGTCTTCTCGTCATGAACGTATCCACTCATATCCTCCGTGACTGGAGTGTTAAAACCTGGGACATAAGACAAGAGTTCGGCATCTATCGACTTTGGATTTCTTATGCTTAGGTAGTACGTCTTCTGAATAATCGATCCCTTTGAGTTCGATTCAGTTTCATTCTTGTAATAGCCAGCAAAGATCTTCACGTGGTCATTGTTCTCAATGTTCATGATCTTCTCCTCATTGCTATCAAGAATGGATATTTGAAGAGGAGAGTTCTTGATCCCATATCTTGATTCGATAGAGTCGATCGTTCTCTTGAACTCATCAAGAACCTGCATCACAGATTTCTGCTTGTTTTCACCATCAGTGAAGTAGTCTGTCGATATGTTACGTGAAGAATGGTGGAACATTTTCTCACCCGATGTGTGGGAATCTGATAGATGATCATAAACACCAATCGACGTGAGTTCCTTCTCTATCATCGTGAGCATGTTGTCATCACCAATCCCTTCGAAGATCTTCGAAGAGGTGTCGACGAGATGTTGTGGGAATTCAACAATGACAGGTGATGACCATTCCGACATGTTGATGACTGTTGGATAACCAGCTTCGGAGATCGAACGTACTCTTATTTCAACATACTCATTCTTTGATATTGGAATGTCTACTTGGTTTGGATTAATGCTATCGGCATCGAGTTCATTTTCAGATTTCCATTCATAAGAACCAGTTGCAAGATTGTAGATTTTCTCTCTCTGATTCATTGGGAGAGTATTCCAATTCGAGTAATATGCTTTGAGTTTCTCACCACTGGGGAGAATGTAGTCGATCGTCTCTACGTTCGATTCAGTGTTATCAGTTCGAAGATATCGGTACTGACATTCAAACTTGATAATGTCGTAGGATATTCCGTTATAAACCGTAGGATCTGGTATAGCAAAGAACCCTCTGATTCTGTACTTTGGTTTGAATTCCTCAGAATCTCGAGTATACGTCAATATGTCATTCACAAGAGAATAAAAAGTGCTTACGAGATTCTTTCTCTGCTTATAATTCTCATCTATCGACTTCTGAAGTTTTTCACGTAGGTTTTTATCGACAGTAGAACCCATCTCATCCTTGAGTTTCACTATCGATTTGTCTATGATCTCGATCTGGCTCTTTACGTTCTCTTTCTCGGCATATTTCTCTCTTACCTTCGTCTCGAACTGGTTTATTCTATGTGAATTGATCAGCTTCACTTGCAGGTTCTTGGCTTCAAGTGTAGGGGCATTTGGCTTCACATAAACATCCTTCTTCGTGGAAGAACCTCGGAGATTGTTGATTTTCTCTTCGACTTGAACGTCGGGTTTCACATAAACATTACAAGACCCCCACTCGTCAGAAGCTATCCACTTCTGATTTATAGGTTTTATGAAGAGAATGAATGGTTCTGATGAATGAAGCTCTACTGGGACAATTGTTCCATATTCGTCTTCGATATCAATCTTGATTGTGTCACCAATGGAAACTTGTTCAAGACCATAAACCGTGTTAAAACGGACATAACCAGTAGACTTGTCAATTTCTGAAACTGACCAAAGAGTGTTTTTCCCGACAGTAAACTTTGATCCGACAGTTACTGATCTTGTAATTGTCACGTCACCGTCGATCGATTCAGTATATGCAAGGTTCTGTCCAGACCCGTTGTCCAAAAGATAACCGTCTTGGGAAATGTCGGTTATCTTGAAATCTCTGGTGATATTTCGTGATCTTGGTTTTACACAAACGATCGATTCTTGTTCTTTGTATTTCTTCGCTTGAGAATGGAGAAACTTTATAATGTTCTCGTATTTCGTACCTGCAGAGAAATCATAACCTTCCACGAAGAGTTTCTTTATCTGTACATGAGTGAAATCGTACTTATACTCTTCGACCTGCTTCGAAATGTCAATGTCGATGAATGTCGATTTTTCTCCTCGGAGATTTTCACGTGTGTATAAAGACTTCGAAATGATGTCATCCGAGATCGTGATTTCGTTTGGCGTGAATCTCTTGATGTTTATAAGCTGTCTTCGAACACCATCTTGTGTGACAACGTACGCCTGCATCTCACCATCTGCCACGATGTTCCTTATGTTCTTGTCGATTCTTTCAAGTCTGCGGATGATGTGGGACAGAGAAGGAACGTCGAACGATTCTTTGCCGTTCTCAAGGATGTATTCTATTCTAACAGTATCAGATTCATCGATCATCATCTTCTGGAGGGCGTTGATTATCTCCAAAGATGTGATGTCATGTCTTGCTACATTCTCTAAAAACTTGTCTATACTGTTTGACATAATGTCGAAGTCTTTTTTTAATTTGTGTTATTTACCTTTCCGAAAAGTATATAAACTAATCAAAATCCGCTTTTATGATACATTATAACAGTAAGTTAGTACGATTTCTCCTACCCAAGGGTTATAGTGCTATGATGTTGTTTGGTCATGTGTTTATCAGATCAACGAAGAATGATGCAGATAGCGTCGTTGTGAACCACGAACTAATACACGTAGAACAATGGAAAGAACTGATGTTTGCAGTATTCACAATTCTTAATGTTCCTTTTATAGGTAGCATCAATATCAAGTACACGATCCTCACAATGCTTCTCGCATTCTGTGCGTTTTATGTGTGGTATTTCTTAGAATATCTCATAAGACTGATCATAAAGAAGAACCATGACGAAGCTTACGTGAGCATATCCTTTGAAAAGGAAGCTTATTTGAATGAGGGAAAACCGAGATACTTAGAAAACCGAGACTATTTCTCATTCATCAAGTATCTCTAAAGAAGAGAAAATCGTAAAAAGAAGAAAGGTGGTGGCTATCGGAGATGATCTCTCTGGTAGCCACCTTTCCGTTTATAAACATATGTCTTCTGATTAAAGAGAGGTACTTTCCTTGAACTCTGATCCACTTGACGATATTTTCATATTCTTGAATAGTTTCGAATGCAAGGGAAGTGTGTTCGAAAGCTTAAATCAAAGAGAGGTACTTTCCTTGCGCTCTGATATCTTCCATCATGCGATCATAATCTCGAAAGAAGAGAGCGCAAGGGAAATACACTCGAGAGCCTTGTGAGGTAGTTTTTGTTACTAGTCCACACAAGGCTCTCTTTATATTGATGTTAAAAATCGAGGTTTTACATTCCGAGTTTCGCCTTTGTTCTTTCTATCACAGCGTTGAATCTCTTCACGTCTTGGGATGCAACATTTACAAGATAAGGAAGAGTGTCTGACTTGTTTTCATAGTCACCATCATCGACCACGTTCTTGATATACTTCTTGTAGTCCGATGTTGATCGATAGCCGTCTATCTTGTAAGCGATATTCACCAGTGAGTTGTAGAATGAATCGACAAGCTTTCTGTCATCTTTGATAACGTTTATTATGGAGAAAGCATCACTAATGTTTGCAACATCCTCGGCTTCATTCACCTTGAAGATTTTCTTGAGGACATCTCTTGATCCGTTTGTGATGTCGTATCTCTTACGTTCTCCACCACTTTCGACGATGAGTGTCTTTGTCTTGTGAGATCGGAAACCAGTGACTACAGGTTTGATAGTCACCCCTTCATGTTCAAAAACTCTCCCTTCATTGACTTGTATCTCGTTGCGATCGTCATCAAGGAAGACCTGATCGATTTCTCCTATGTTGTCTTCGATCTCGTTGATGATGTTATCGACGATTTCCTTGGACTTGTCATCATCGCTCTTCTTCTGAATATACTCACGTTTCCCAAGCAGAATATAGTAGATTTCCATGATTCTCTCGTTCTCACGGATATCTTCTGGGAGACTTTCGATTTTTTCAATCTGTTCATTCAGAACGCTGATTTCCTTCTGAAGATCCGCATCGACATCTTCAACGATGTCTTCCACGTCATCTTCACCATCTTCGTCCTTACTTCTTGGTCTACCTGCTGGTTTATCGTCTTCACCACTTGCTCTGCATTCAAGTGCTTCCATGACTGAAACTGGTGATTGTAAGAGTGGTGTGACATCAACACCATAGTACTCAAAGATCGTGTCGATAACGTCTTGTGTTACTCTGAAAGTGTTCTCTGTTCCTGCGACATAATCAATTACAATAGCATAGTCACCCGAGTCAGAGTTCATAATACAAATCCACGTGTCACTTTCATCGGTGGCGGTCATTATAACATAACCGATATAATCTCTGAATGACAAGTCTTCATAGACCTTCGAATCAACAGTGGGAGGGATCGAATCGACAGAGTAAATCGGTTCTACTAAAGTCACTCTATCGAGAGTGTTGAGAACATCAGTAGCGATTTCGTCTCCATAGTACTCTTTGAGAAGTCTCAGAAGTCTCAAAGACGTTCCATCATCATACAGCACGTCATTTCTGAAATCTTCTGTAAGTATTCCGTTCTCATCGATTATACCAAGATCTTCGACAGAAGGCACGTTATACGATCTGAACAATTCAAGAACATGTAGGAAGTCGTACTCTGTTTCAAGATTGTCAAGGATTTCAATCACTCTATCACAGAGTTCTCTTCCTTTGTCCGCATTTTCCTCGTCTTCGGATTCCAGTTTTTTATCGACAATGTCTACAACATGTTCGAGGTCTTCATAGTTGTATGCAATCTGTTCAATGGTGTCACCACTTTCGAAGAGGAAATATTCATCATCTTCAAAGATTCTCACTGGTTTAGATTTGTGTTCGAGGATTCGCTTTCCTTGTTTGTATGATTTGTTCCAATTGTTCATATCGAGAGAAACGTTTGCTTATTTAGATTTCTTCACCTGCCCAGAAATCTTCGGTCTGTTCATGTGTCTTTATTTCTACACGTGAGGGGACAATGTTTATTGGGTACTTTTTAGTTCCATTTCCACCGATCACCACTTTTGTATTAATGAAAGTTACCTTTGCTTGGTTCTTTTTCATCATTATCGTAGTCTCATCAATGATAGGTCTGACAGTATCCAATTTCAAAGAGAGCTTCATCATTGGAAGTTTATCATTCGCATTGGACTTGAACGACAGGTTCTTTTCCATCTGTGCGTTCTCGGGAAAAGTCACTGTGCACGGTAGACCTTGGAAACCTTTATATCTGAAATAGAACATATTCGCTTTCCAGAGTTTTTCAATGAAAACGTCATAGATCTTCATTCGTTCTATTTCGGACGATGCTTTGATTTCAATGCCCACGTTGAACTGCTCTGGGACAAAGTTTGTACGTGCCGAGAAAGTCTCTGTCGAAATTCCCATCTCGTTCTCGACATCCATCACAAATTCTGCACGTTCATATCCTCCCGACATCTGGTTGGGCTGAAGTCCAGCACTTTCAAAAGTGAAGACACCATAAGGAACTTTGCGATACTGTCCTTCTATGATCTTCTTGTAGTCATCTTCTGTCAAGTCGTCTTGTAGCCATTCATATTGATGAGGATCAAGGAACATATCGGAGAGGTACTGCTGATCGACAGAACCATAGAAGATCTTGACGGTTTTGAGGATCTCTTCACCATCTTTCACCTCGACGATCTTTATCACATCGTATAAAAACTTTGATAAGGCAACGATGATATTTCGCATGAAAACATCATCGTTGTTCTTCTTTACTATAAAGTCCATCTGCTATTTTTCTTCTTGTTTTTCTCGGTTTTTCTCCGCTTCCTTGATTCTTTCGTTCTCTTCCCATTCTTCCTCAGTGAAGACCTTGAACTTCGTCACGTAGAGGAACTTCTGTGAGAACAGCATTCCACCATCTTCGCCTTTTATGTTTTCATAGTTCTTGACGAGTTCATATCTTGCACGCATTATCTCTGCCTGCCGAGATTCTTCAAAGAGGAAGTTCGTGTTGAAAGTGAAACCGATGCTCGACTTCAAGGATTGAAAAGCTACGAGATCCTTACAATCAAGAAGAGACTGGATGTAAATCGGCTTCTTGAGGACTTCTGCGAACGATGCTCTTATTCTGTTGATGAAGTTGGCATAGGACATGTCCTCATAAGTCACAGAATCTGCCTTGAAGATTATCGCTCTTGAGTTCGATTGATCTCTGTCGTATCTGTTCAGTGGAATACGAGAGTCTTTTCGAAGTGCTCGGTTGAAATAGTCCACGACCTTCATCGATGAAAGATCTGGCCCACTACTCTGTAGAACATCAACTTGAGGAGATTGACCGTTTCGATTTGGGAAGACAATGTTACGTGAATAGTTTATTCTTGGTTCTCCGTTAATAGTGACTTCACCAGTCATCGCATTGACGAACAGATCTTCTTGGTAGTTGTTTGTTACTTTTCGAAGTGCTTCCTTTGCCTTATCTCTCGTCTTGTTGGCGATCGGTATTATCATCTTTAGCTTGTATTGCGAGTTCATGATAAACCAACCAACAGTAGAATCTTCAAGTTTTCGCTTCAAGTTGAAGTTTCTTATAAGTCTTTCAACATAGGAAACATTCCCAGAGGTCGATTCGTCATAATAAGAGATTCTAATGACTTGATTGTCAGAAAGGTAGCTTCCGTTTTCTGCATAGAACCAATAAACCTTCCCAGATTCGTTGTCTACTATTTTCTCCAGTTTTGCAGGGTCTAATTCAACAAAACCGATGATCTTCACTGGTATAACATCTTCTCCATCTTCTCCGTTCTGCATAGACATTGAAGATGAAAGATTGTAGATTTCTTCGTATTTTCTTAAAGCTCTTTCCTCTCTCTTTCTCTCTGCAACGAGCGTTGACCTTTTTACATCGTTCTGCATATAAGAGATCGATTCATTCACTGATCTGATCTTCCCCCTTATGGATTCGATCTTTGACATGATCTCTGATTTCTTCTCATATTCGTACACGATCTCATAGGCAATAGCACCATCCACAAGATAAGATCTGAACTTCTTCCAGAGGTTGTTAGATTGGTCGAACTTGAGCATGCTGTAAATCTGCTCGAAGTTCTTCTTGATAACCGCAACGTGGTAGGCGAGTAGCTTCTCTTCTCTTATGTTTATCGAGCAAGCCATCCCGAACTCATCGGGGATTATTGAATCGTCACATACGCTATCGAGAATGTACTCTATTTCGTTATACGATGCGAACTTACGATAAACATCTCTCTTACTTTCGTAGGACATGTCCTCATAAGGATCATGACTTTCTCTTTCTCTGTCGTCATAGATGTCATCATCATCGTCTTTTGTGATTGACTTTGTTCTCGCTATTATAGAATAATCAATTCCGATATCTGATATCGATTTCGCATATTTTGAAATGAGACCAGCAACGAATCCATTGCTTTTTCTTCTTTGCATAAGAGAATATTTCGTTATTTAAAAAACCCGTCTGACCGTCGTTGGGGAAAAACCGTGATGGCTACCGTCTCCCGACGACAGCCATCACATCCATTTTTAAGCTAATTCCTTCTTGTTACTAAAATCAGATCATGAATCTTATATTCTTGTGAAGGTGGTTGTTTTCTTCAATATCTCCCAAAAACTCAGTCGGGGCTATCATCTCCCGACGATAACCCCGACATAACAACTTAACAACAGCTATGTTTACATTTTCCAAAGTTCTTATAAATCACGGAAATGGGATGGCTTATGAAGAGATTGGGCTGTCGAGATTTCTCCCAACAGCCCAATCCTCAAAGTTTAATAACAACTATGGCTTCAAGTTTCCACGGTTCTTATATTATAGTAAAGCCTGTCTGATTCACCGATCTGCCCTTAAGGGTGATTCTGTTGATGAACTTCTTGGCAACACCAGTGATTGTGACTTCAACGTCAATAAGAACACCATCGTTGTCGACCAGCCACCCAGGGTTGTTGGTTCTATCAATGGTTATCTTAAAGCTTTCGATTGCACGATAAGCATCACGAAGAGAACCATAATAACCGTTAAGGATAGTTCTGATCGTTGCTCTCATCGTGTCATCGTTATAATCATAAACATAAGGATCGATGAGTCTCTTCGTTTCCTCAGTTATGGTTATAAGAAGGTCACGAGCGTGGATGTTGTTGAGTGCAGACGTAAATCTCTGATAACCAGTTTCGTTACCATAGATTATTGGAGAGCCGTTCTTGATGATGATTGGATTGATACCAAACTCGATAAGAGAACGGTAATCATCAGAACCAAGACGGAAGTCAACACCAGTAACACCTTCACCAGTTATTGCACCACGGATGATACCTGCCGATGGCTTGTATTCATCCGTTGTTCCAAACTTGCGCATGAAGCAAGATGCAACATAGCTGGCAGGTGGGATAGATGACGTAGAGCCGTCAGTCTCCGTAACTGAAACATTTGGGAAGAAGAATGCCGAGTGTGATGCACCCTGCTCTTCTTCGGGGAGAGAGAACAGCCATTCAGGAGATTCTGCCTTGTTACCACCTTCCACGATATAACGAACTTCTACTGAAGGAGAAGGATTCGTGGAAGTTGGTGATGCCGTGAATCTTGGATTCTTGTGCTTCTTGAACTCATCCACACGAGGAACGTTGATGATCGCCATGCAGATATCACGCTTCTTGGCAATATCGGAAATGTAGCTCTTGCACTTTGGTTCGATACCACCATTGAAAGTGTCGACGATGTATCGGAACGAGATCGCTTCGGGATCAGAAAGTGCCTTGCCGATGTTGGTTTCAGAAATCACTGAGTAGATCTCACGAATGGATTTGTTTGATCCATCGGGGATAGACTTCGGATTAATCTGGAATCCATCAAGAGAGAACACCTTGTAGAACTTGGTAAGCTCATGAACAGAAACCTCTCTGTAGAAACGACCATCACCAATTGAACCATCGAGTTCAACGATGAAGAACTTCTTACCATTAATCAGTTCCTGCTTGATCGATACCACATTGTGCACATCCATCGTAGTCTTGATCTTGTCACCGACTTCGATAGGGTTCTTTTCGAACACCTTCTGCTCTACAACGAACGTCTTCTGAGTGCGAATAGAAGAGAGATCGAGCGAGATTTTCTGGATGTTCTCCATATTGAACGTTGCGGTCTTGTAGAACGTCTTGATAAGTTCAACATCTTGATAGGAGAGCTTGTTGGACTTATCTGCGACAACATCAAGAACGTTTTCGATCTTGTTACCATAATCGAGTTCACCAATCGTTATCTTCGATGCAGAATTGAGGAAGAGTGCTTCTTCATTTCCAACAGAGGTAACATAGAACTCATAACATGAAACACTAACGCTGTCAGAAATCTCACGTGACTTCTGATCATACTGAATGGCGACCATATTTCCGTCGATGCTTGAACCTTCTGCCCATACACGAGCAGTTCCGTTTTCGATAGAACCAATGTGAATATCTTCAAGGAACAGCCATTTGTTCTTGTCGGTGTCATCTTCAACATAAATGTTGCCGTCACCATAGACCGAAATCGTTGCCTTCAGATCTGTATCCTTGATATCAGACTGTTCTCTCGTGAGAGTAGCAACACCAGTGTTACCTGCAACATTCTTTATGATATCACCAGTGGTCTTGTCATAGGTGTCGAACTCATCGTGGCGTGCCGTCGTCAGAACTTCGGTGTTTATTTCTGTGAGATTCTTGGTAGTGGGGATGATTTCAACTTTACCACCATCTGCCTTGACCGCATTGAAACCGATCTTTTTGGCATATGCCACGACATCATCTGCGTTCTTTGCAGGAGATCCGTCGATGAACACTGCGTTCTCATTTTCCACAACCTTGAAAGTTGCCTTCCCGAGAGGGAATGAAACGATTTCATCGAACACGAGACGAATATCACCGTTTTCAGTGATCTCCAGCTTTGATCCAACTGCGGTATCGTTAGTATGCTTGTGGAGAATACCATCAACACGCTTACGGTCTTCAGAATGCGACGTGTCATGCTCTGATGCAGTATACTTTCGCTTTACCTTCACGTGTGGATGAGTACCAGTTTTCACAATGCGGAGAAGCTTCGTGTACACCTCGTCTTCCTTGTCGGTGAAGAGGAAAGTCTTATTGTCGATCTTTTCAAACTTGGACAGCGAAATCTCATCAATGACCATCTCTTCCGAGAACACACGTGGCTCAATGACTGTTCTCTGACCGAACGACTTCGACACGTGAGAGAGCATCTCCAGAGAATCGGCAGGATTCTGAATGATTGAAGAGCAAACCACGTCGATCTGTCGTTCGTGCATGTTGTACTGTTTGTCTTCGATCTGTTCCCTATCAATTGCACAAACAACACCGTGAGAAATCGTCGACGAGTTGATCATCTGTTCAATGTAGAGATTTTCACCATTCTTCGTTCTGAAGTCTGGGATCAGTGATCCAACGGTTCTGAACTTGATGGCGATATCTTGACGACTCAGGAAATCTTCAAGCTTGTCCGACTGCAGAAGACCTCCTTCAAACAGTCCCTTAAATCTAACATCAAAGTCAGAGATCTGAGAGTAATCACCAACAATTGCTATAACTTCGATAATGTAGTCATTGACTGATGTCTCTGGATCAAGGTAAGCTGGAACATTTCCGTCATACCATTCCTTGAGCTTCATGTCATAACCTCGAAGTTCTGCCTTCTTGATGATGAATGAAAGTTTTTGCTGTGAAAGGTTTACAAGATTAAAAATTGACTTATCACGTCTATTTGCGAGAACATTCTCTGCAGAAGGAATAAACCAGTCATCCTTCTTGAAGAATGAGGAATACAACTTCGTCGTCTTGCCGATGTTCTTGACCTGTGGTTCGGTGGATAGCGAGAGGAAATCGACCTTGTCTGCATCTTCTGCAGGAGTACCATCTTCCTTTAGCGTATCATTGAACTTCACGAGATTAAGCGCAATGACTGGTGTATTCTTGAGAAGTACTTCTATTGATTTGTGGAAGAATGATCCTTTCCTTTCAAGCGACTTATCACGTGCGCCATACAGATTTCTCAAAGTCTCCACATCACCTGCTTCGATAAGGAATGGTCTATTGAACCATCCAACTTTTGAAAAACCTGGTACAAGGACAGAGATTCTACCAGGTGCGTTATATGACGTTACCGATTCATCAGAAATCATGGTAAAGACACCAGCACCTTTGAACTTTGTCTTCAAATCAGAAAGACTAACAGTTGCTCTTGCCATATGTTTTTAATTATCGTTTCTATTTATATTTCGTTATTTAACCAAGGGATATGCTCGAAAAATGGAAGAGCCGATGATCTTTCGAAAATCAAGATCATCGGCTCTACTGCAATTCGTCTATTATGATTTGTCTAATCATTCATATTTCCGTCATAACTTTTATCAGCAATTGTCATCTATTCTGCATTTTCAACAATGGCGGTATCTTCCACAGTAACCACCTTAATTGTTGTGTCTGGACTTTGGACGTATATCGTATCAACCAGAGTTATTGTGTCTTGTCCACTTCTGCTATCGTAAAAAGTTATGGATTTGGAAGATAAGAATGACATCACTGAAACTATCATAAACGTTATAAAGCAACTGCACATCACGAACATTGTTGCATTGATAACCACCTGTCTAAACCAACGATTTCCCACCATTATTCTTTCGTGTTTTTTGATTTATGTACTTTTGTGAACTTTTCCGTGGTACTTTCCTTGAACTCGAAGACATCTTCTGTTATTTTCACACCTTTGAACATCTTCGAGTTCAAGGAAAGTACCTCGTCTTTCACATCGGAAGGTTATTTTTAACCAATCTTCCCATTCACTCTTACCTTAGCATTACCATCCATGAACAGATCCTTCAGATCAGAAAGTATCGATGCGACTGCGTTCTGTTGGACAGCACCATCCGAGTTTCTATAGCCAAGAGCATCAAGGATCATACCCATCGACTGGATGATCTTGTCAATCTGTCGAGTTCGGAGCTGTTCTGGAGTTTCCCCTGCTTTTCTATCCACTTTCATGGTTTCCTTGTTGGATTTTTCTATCTTGAAACCAGTGGATTGGAAACTTGCAAGTGATCCCCCAGCAGGTTTTGAAAGTGAGGGGAACGAGTACGAAGATCTCGATCTGTTCTGTTCGAACGAGTTCGCCTTGTCAATCACAGATTCTATCGACTTCCAATCTGCCGAGATATCCTTCATATCTTTGCCGAACTTCGTGAGGATCTTTGTGAACTCAGAGAATGGCTTTATGAACTTGGAGAATGTGTCGACTTTGTGAGGTGTAAGGAACGAGAATCCTTCATTGATCATCTGTAAGGTCTTCTTGAGTGTAGCACCCATTCTCAGAGATGAAATATCAGCATCTTTTATCGATGAGTAGTTTTTAATCGTGCCAACGAGCATATTCAAAGGTTCATTGAACATCTTCACTGCATCAACACCCTTTTGAAGATCACTATCTGCTATCCCAAAGATCCCAGTTCCCTTATCGGCATCTTCTGCAAGAGACATGAACACTTGAGGAATCGTGGTGAGTATACCTTCGATATTCTTCTGTATTGCCGTTCTCTCTTCATCCGAGATCTTCGTTGTCTTCCACTTCACGACACCATCATAAAGAGGAATGAGTGCTTCACCTATCCCCTTGACGTAGTCGATCCCTCGTTGAACTGTGGTCTTGAGGATCATCCCCATGAAACCAGTGGGAATCACATCCTTATCCTGCTCACCGAATTGAGAAACAAGAGCAGGGAGAACACCCATGATTGTCTGGAGATTTGAAGTTATTCTTTCGACATCTGCCGAAGTGAGCTTTGCATCTCTCCATTTTCTGACACCATCTGCGAGACTGTTTATTGCACCCCCAAGATCGCCTGTATATTCAAGTCCTCGTTCTACGGATGACTTTTGGAACAATCCAAGGAAACCTGCGTTTATGACTTCATCCTTATCAATCGCCCCGAAATCTGCAATCTTTCGTGGGAGAACACCGAGGATTGTTCTTATGTTCGTGTCGATCTGTTCCACATCCGAAGAAGAAAGCTTCATCTCTGCCCACTTCTTGACACCATCTGCAAGATCACCAAGAGAATCTCCGAGTTTGGCAGTAAATCTTAGACCATTACGAACTTCACGAAGTGAGAAAGTCTGGCCATTGAGATATTCGAACTTTCTCTTCTCTTCTACATCTTTATCAGACTTTCTGAGAATCCCCCAAAGATTCCACATGTCGTCATCGTCATCAAAGAATCTCCCCATTGGAGCGATTGATGCAGGAATGATCCCGAGAATCGACTTTATGTTGTCTGCAATCTTCTGACCATCTCCCTCATCAATCTTCATCTCTGTCCATTTTCGGACACCATCTGCAAGATCGATCATTGCCGAAGACATTCTACTTGCAGAGGTGATCGAACCTTGGATTTTCAGCCAGTTCGTGTCAATGTCGTACATCTTCTTGATAGCATCGGGGGAAGTGGCAATGATTACAGAGTGCATGATGTTCTTGAACATCTCCCCAATGTTGCGAGAAATGTCAATGAGCTTCGAAGTGTCACCAAGCGTGGAGAACTTGACCATTGATGTCGAGAATGTGTCGACAATACTTGCGACATCTCTCAAAGATCCAAGTCGGAAAGTATCAAGGAAGGAAAGTTCAGAAAGTGCGTCCGAAGCTCCCTTCGCAAGAATCGTCATCGATTTTGAGAAGTTCGAAACATCATCGACTTGAACTTTAGATTTGCTTATCCCTTCGAAGACTTTTGTGAATGGAAGAAGAGATGCACCAACTGCACCAAGCGCAACAGATCCAAGGAGAATAAGCGGTGAAGCGATCCCCATCATTGACATTGGAACAACCAGTTCCTTTATGAATTCTGGGAGATGCTTGATTAGTGCATCACCGCTCTTTTCCATTGCTTCACCGACCATCTTCAGAGGAAGAGCAAAGGTGAGCAGTGAAAGTCCTACGAGTGCCATAGCACCTGCACCAAGAGCGATATAACCGAAGAACATACCTGCAACACCCCAGATTGTGGCGATCCCAGATGCAAGTCCCATAAAGATGAGTGCACCCTTCCAACTCTTCATAGCGACCATAGATGAGAAGGCGATCGAAGCACTAACAAGATAAATCGATAAGGACATCACGGACATTGCAAGTGCTCCCTTCGATATCGTCACCCAAGATTTACCAATGAAGTGATAAACCACGGCAAGTGCAGAAAGTGAAAGTGCAAGAACACCAACGTTTACAAAGTCAATCCCCACCTGTGACACACCATAAAGAGAAAGTGCACCAATGACAAGAGATGCTGACATGAAGGCGATCGCCTTTGCACCAGAAACGATTCTTCGAGAGTTTCGAGAATTACCAAAGTACATGAAAAGTCTCGACATTCCGTACATTGTGGCACTGGTTATTGCAAGACCCCACACAAGCTGTCGAACATCAATCTGTCGCATTATGAGCGTCGTAAGTGCCATCGATCCTGCAAATGCAAGAACAGAAAGTCCCATCTTTGCTATTCCAACTGCACCTCTATTCAGTCCTTCGGCATTGTCCGCTATGAATTGTAGTTCTTTCCTTAGGAATTTGACTACGAACTTGAAGATTGTCATACCTGGTACAGCAAGAACAAGAAGAGGTGATGCAATGAAGATTCTCCATGCAAACTTTCGAATACCTGTACCAATGCTCGAGAGCATATCCCCAGTTGCCTTCATCTTCGAAGCATCACCATTCTTCATCACTTCCGAGAAGCTCTTGACGAATTCTCCAAGTGAGTTCATTATTCTTTGGATTCTTCTCTGTGAAGGCATCTTCGACTTCGATAGAGAATCCATGAAAGGCTTGAGATGAACAGAGAACACGGACATCGATTCTGCAACAGCTTTTGTGTTTTCGAGTGAGACATCCTTAAGGTCTTGCATGTTGAAGATCGATATCGCTTTCTTGATTGCTCGGATTTTTCTGTCGGTGATATTCCTTGAATCTATCTCCGCAACACCTCGAGTATAATCAACGACAAACATTGATGCTTTCGAGAAAGTGTCCAAAGACTGCTTGTCGAGTTTTTCAACTGCATCTTTGATACCCTTCATGAGAACACTAATCGACTTATTGAATGTTGCTATGTTCTTGACGTATCTCTTGTTTACACTTGTGTTGATAGAAGATACGAAAAGGTTGATTGATTGGCTGATCTGATCAAGTGTTCTCATATCTGCACCAAGCTGTGCACCTCCAACTGGTTGTGTTGCCGATATCTCTGCTTTCTGCTTTGCTATCAGTTGTATTCCCTTGTCTATGGAGAACATCGTATCCATGAACAAATGACCGTTCAAACCGAACACTTTGTCCATGAGGATAGCTTGTTGTTCGATATAGAACGAGACAGTTGCCATGTCGGACATTGACGTAGGAGAAGTGATAGAAGCCATCTGAGGTACAGATTCCGAAAGCTTCTTCTCTTCTTCGAGTTTTTCCTTGTAAAGTTTTGCGACTTCTTCGAGATTCGTCGATATGCTTTGGACACCATCAAAAATGCCGTTAATTTTTGATGATGAGTTCCTCTGCAAATCTAACGATTCACCGAATACATCATAGAGTATGTTAAATTGTTCAATGTCCATATACAAAATAGCCCCTCGGATCGGTAGTTATTCTGCTTATTTACCGACCCGAGGGGCTATTCGGAGGGATTTTTTACATGTTCCTCTCGTACATTTTCAACTCATCATTGAGCGCATCGGGGAACATTTTGAAGAGCATATCGAAGTCACGTCTGTCGAGTTCGTTATGTTTCATATAAAAACTGATAACTTGCTCATCGACTGTTATCTTCTTCTCTTTCTCTTTCTCGAGTTTCTTGGTCTTTGTGAATAGGAATTGTGGCTTGGACTTATAACGTCTCTTCATGACCTCTCTCCAAAAATCGACCACACGAGCATAGTTGATCTGCTCGAGATTCATACGTGAAGTTTCATCAATGTACATGATCGACATGAATCTCTGAATCATGAAGTAATGCGTTCTTTTATCAGATTCAGAAATCTTCTCCCATTTTCCATCATCCCACATCGAATCGATGAGATCGAAGAGCTTTATTGCCATACGTCTTCTTGTTCTATAAACTGATCAAACGTTCTACTGTTCTGCGTCTGTGTCAGTTCTCCTATAACGTACAGTTCAAGTGCGTCATAGTAAGCGTTGTCATAACTCTTATAGGAAAGTTCGACATATCTTCGATTAATGTTGATATTTTCAGAGATCTTCTCCGAATCGGCATAGTCTGGAGATTTTTGCACCTCATCGATTATGTGCTTTGGAAGATCAGCATCTTCGAAGACATCTTCAACCGTCATCCCACCATTTACAACTTTCTCCTCATAGTACTTCTCGAAGACCTTCGATGCACGGAGATCAGTGAATGAGACTTCAGATTTTCCCTTCAGATATTTGTAGACCGAAGGGATGTTATCGGACTTATCCCCCGACAAGACCTTTACAAATAGAGCTTTCTCGGGGATGATCTTTTCGGATCTCTGTTCAATGATCGTTCTGTTACTGTCTTCGGTGACATTTTCAGAAATACTCAAGAAGTCATCAAGCGTGGAGATTTCCTTCTTCTTTGTCCTTTCGTCGATGTAGTGCATCATCTTCGACGAGTCCATATTGAACATTGCAATGAAGTTCGTTCCATTGAACTTCACAAGCTGTTTCATATCGGAATCCGCTGTGCAGATGATAACTGATTCATCGGACTTGAAGATCAGATTCGATGAAACGTAGATGAGATCATCACCTTCCGCATGAGGATAGGAGAGAACACAATAACCATTGTCCGTGAGGAATCGTTTGAATTCCGAGATGAACTTTCCAAAACCTTGACGATCAAACCTGGGTGTTGATGTCTTTCGATTTGCCTTGTAGTCATCTCCACGATCAAGCTCGTACCGCCATGACTTCTCCGTAGAATCGAAGCAGAATACAAAGTTTGTCACCCTGCTGTACTTCTTGATGACGAAGTTTATCGATTGGAGGACAGCTTGACGGAGATCATCTCTGTCCTCTTGTGTGGACAAGAAAATCTCGGAAGGGGATATTGCGAACGCTGTCCTATTCGCAATGTAGTTCATATCAAAAACTATCTGCATTATTCCGCTATTTTGTAGTTATAAACTGGCTTTAAGATACATTCGACCTTTACAGTTTCTGCAAGCCATGGAAGAATATCTTCAAGTTTCTTATAAGCAGAAGGCGATTCATCTATCACATCTTCGGAAAGTGACCACGTGTTTACACCTTCCATAGATTCCCGAAGTTCCTCGAGAGTGAGCTTTTTCTTTGCTTCTGTCCTTGACATCACACGACCTGCTCCATGTGGTGCAGAATAGTTCCAATCTGGATTTCCAAGTCCACGACCGATAATAATGCCGTCACGCATGTTGATAGGAATAACAACACGTTGATCTTTGTAGGCGGAACATGCACCCTTTCGGATAATTCCGTGATCATCGATGTAGTTATGAACACAGTGCTCTATCTGAGAACTTTCGATCTTCAGACCGAGATGTTCACCGATGGACATTGTGATATACATGCGACTGAGAATAGCGAATTCGACAGCAACGCCCATGTCGTGGAGGTAGTCGTAAAGCAATGATTCATCGAGAATGTCGGTTGATTGCCAACTTGCTCGTATCTTCTTTACACGTTCCTCGATCTTCGCATGAAGACCGTTCTTTTTCATGTCCGCAATCATCTCCTTGATCTTCTCTGACTTCGACTTCTTGATCATCTCAGAGTTCTTGGATACGTAGTACTTATAAACATGATTACCAAGACGACGAGATCCGCTATGAATGACAAGATAAAGGTCACCTGCTTCTGACTTCCCGATCTCTATGAAGTGATTACCACCTCCAAGAGTACCAAGAGTATTGGTGATCTTCTGGAACTCGTCTTGATCCACACCGCATCGCAACGAAGATATCGTCATATTGCTCATCTTCATGAAATCGTATAGAAATCCACCAAATGGTGTGTTAGACTGTGTACCCTTCTTTGCGACTAAATCAACAAAGTCGTTCAGATCCTTGTAGTCGATATCGTCGATCTTTCCAAGCTTTACCAAGGTCATTCCACAGCCTATGTCGTTTCCGACAAGATGAGGATTTACCTTTCCTTGAGATGTTGTAGATGTGAAACCAATAACACATCCTCGACCTGCATGAACATCTGGCATAATCCTCACACTTTCTGCGGAATATGGCTCTGTGGAAACTATTGAATCAATCTGCTTCTCTGTAGTTTCGTCTATAACAGATGCGAAAATCTTGATATTTGCTTCCATATGTCGAGTTCTTATTAATGATTGAGGGGGTTATCCAACTTTCTTATTCGTTCAGATAACCCCCTCAAAAGATGCTTATTACTTATGAATGACTATTACTTGTTGTCTTCGTGGGCGTTACCTTCTGATGATTCGATACGGTAAGTTCTCGATCTCAGTAGATCACCATCATTGTTGTATTCAGAAGTCTTGCGTTCCATGCTTGCGTAGTCATATTCTGACAGTTCTACGACGTTACCATTCTTGCCGTGCTTCTTTGACTTGATAACACGACCTTCTTCGTCGTACATTTCCCAGATGCCTATAGGGTTGTTCTTCTTGTCGGTGTTGCCACGTACCTTGAGCTTTCCGCTCATGTAGCGTTCTGTATGAACGTTATCGATGAAGAACTCGACTGCCACACCTTCCACGATATGACCGTATTGTTCGAGCTTGCCTTGTTCGTTATAGACTTCGAAGATCTTCTCGGTGTCCGAGAGATAGCTGATCCATTCGTCCTTCTTACCATTTTCGTGGTAAGTTGTCCATTCACCCGACTTCTTACCGTTCGTGTAAGATCCGCTCTTGTAGACCTTTCCGTTTTCGTAGTATTCGGTGTATTCACCACAGAGAGAACCATCGACGTAGTTCGAAGTGCGCTTTACCTTACCACTTTCGAAGTATTCGACACGCTTGACCATCTGGTAGTTTTCGAAGAATGATTCCGACTTGATTGTGTCGAGTTCACCATTTTCGTAGTATCTCGTGACGACCCCCGAGGGAATCTGACGTTCAAGGATTGCTTCTGATTCGAGTTCACGCTTGATGATCTCCTTTACTCTGTTTCGCATTCTGAAGACACGAGACTTTACTGCACCACTTGTTTCGAATCCGTACTTGTCACGGATTTGTTCATGGGTGAGATCGTGGAAAAGGAAATCGATGAGGACTTCAGAGTTGGGACATTTTTCGAAGAGTTCACGGCAACGCTTGATCATTCTCTTGTTCTTTGCATCCTCTGGATCTTCGTCGGGGTTGAAGATGTCTTCTGCGCTGACGATTTCGATTTCCTCATCATCTTCCTTGATGGTGTTGCGCTTGTGAGCGATGTCTATCATTTCCTCATCATCAGTATCCGTGTTTGACGTGAGCTTTGACATTGGGATAACGATGTTGGTCTGCATTCTGTTGAATCTCATCAGAGAGAGATTCTTGGCAGAAACTGCAATATAACCGCTGATTGGCTTGTCATCAGAGAACCATTCGTTATCTTCTGACTTCGAGAAATCACGGCTTTCACGGTCGTAGATCTCTTGATAGGTCAGACCATCGTACGATTCGAGACGACGAGCATATGCTTCGGCATCCTTGGTCTCGAGTTCACGGATCTTTGCTTGGAGCGTGGAAATTTCTGCCTTGAATTCCTCGATTTCTGCGAGTTCCTTCGAGAATGACTTTGTTGCCTTGAAGTCTGACATTGTCACCTTCTGCTCACGGTTTTCGATCAGTCTTTCGATCTCACGGATCTTCTTTTGGATGTCTGCAACCTCCTTGTTTCGTACGTACTTGCGACGAGTTCTGAACATCTCGAACATGTCGATGACGACATTGTGAGATTCATCCTCATCGTGGAGGATAAGGAGCGATTGCTCCATTGCCTGTGGGTAGAAGATTGAGAAGAACTCGGAGAAGATCGAGTTGTCCTTGTCCCCAGTCATGAACAGTCTTCCAACGGACTGTTCACGTACCCACTTCTGCATAGTGAACTTCTTGCGATATGTAGGAGAGAGAGCGTTATAGAGCTTGCGTTCCATGTCCTCTACGATATGACGACGAACTTTGATGATGAAAGCTCTGTTGATTTCCTTGCGAAGTCCTTCGGGGGTGATGTAAGTTGCCATGATTCGTTGATCTTTTGATTATGGGTTAGTTTATGTGTCGGTTGGTGGGAGGTTACTTGTTGTTGTTCTTGTTGTTTGCAGGATCTGTAGCTTCTACTACGATATAGCACGTGGCGAGGAAGCCGAGGATAAAGATCACCACACCAGATGCTCCACCGATGAAGTTACCTACGACGCTCTTCACGATCTTGCCGAGTGGGAAGAAGGATTCGAGGATGAGCATGGAGATGAACGTGATTGACATCCACTTTCTGATGGTCTTCTTTGTCTTGAAGAATTCGTTCGTTGTAGAAGCTACCTTCTTGACTGCCTTGATGATGATTTCCATTGCGATGTTGAAGAAATCATTGAACTTGCGATTAGCCATGATCTTTGGATCTGATTGATTTGTTGAACTGAATTAGCTGTTGTGTGAAAATCTTCACATGATAACTATAACAAAGATCGTGCCAGAGTTTCAAAAATATGACAGATCTGTCAGTTTGAATATGTTCTGTCATACATTCTTTAACACTTTATAACATCTTATATTACCTCTTGTCATATTCTTTAACATTTCGTAACATCTCATGACACAAATGTCATATGACACGTGTCATATTCTGTCATGTCATCGTTGTCATGACACGTTTGTCATATTGATTAAAGAAAGGTACTTTCCTTGGCTTCTCTTCTTTTTCTAATATGAAAACAACGAGAGGTATCTCCGAGTTCAACGAAGATACCTCTCTGTGCTTTCGAAGGTATTTTTGTGTGTTTATGCGTTGTTTCTAAACGTTACGCCACTGTGTCTGTAAACCACAAGACCTTGATAGTTCTTTTCATCGACATAGACCAGTTCGACAAATTGTGGTTCATCAGATCTCTGTCCTTTGAACACAATCGAAACGTCTGTTGATTTCCCATTCATAAGTCTTATTGGTCTCAATGGGTCAGAAGAAGCTATCTGACAAATATCCGATTCACCACATTGGAAAAGGTGCATCGTGAAGTGCATCCCTTTTTTCAGAGTTGCTGGGTTGATCAGTAGTTTCTTTTCCCCCGAAGATATCATCGAATTGTAATTCAGAAGAAGTACGGACTTTTTATTGTGAATGTCAGTACCACTATTCTGTGTGACATTCAGTACCTCATACTGAGTTACCAAGGTCTGTTCAATATCAAAAGATGCCGATGAAAATGATCTCGTTTTGAATGAATCACAGAACAGTCTATCAATGTAAGATTCACCATCCGCAACGCTTGTAGTTCCCTTCCCTGCAACGAGCTTTGCAAATCTTGCATTACCAAGGTTGTCAACGCTGGCGATCTGTGAATTGTTCTTGTCGAGAATAGAAATCACGTCATCGATATCGGCATTGAGCACGACTTTCTTGAGCGACATTGTACTATTCCCTGTGAGGTTTATGATACCTCGAGCAGTGTCGATGATAGAGTCATATGAGTTAAACTTTGATTCTATAATCGACAGGAAGTTGTTTATGAACTGTGGAAGTTCTGATACGAATTCACTCTTGCTTAATTTCTTGAAACTGTCCATCTTCTGATTTATTCGTTTTGTTGTTTATTTCTTTGTATGTGAATCTACGACCAGCGAAAGCTCTTACTGCGATGTAATAGATGTAAGAGAGAATGAAGAACCACATCTGAGAGCCAACACTTCTGTCTCTGAAATAAGATGTTGATCTCTTTACCATTGATTGGAAAAGTTCGATATCGGCTTTCAATCTGTCTTCTCGAGTCCCTCCTATTTCGTAAAGCATATCGTGGACTTCACACTCTCCACGGAAAAACTCATGGTGTGGTGGCTTTAGGAACTTGAATATTCCTCCCATAGCCCCACAACCATTCGTCTTTGCCTTGTCTATTTCTAACTCATTAATCTTCTCCATCTTCTCCTTCTTCGTCGTCAAGAGTGTATTTCGAAAGATCAATATTCGCTTTCTTTTGCCAGCACTTGTTTAAGCACGTTTTTATATGTGTGAGAACATGTAAAACGAAGTGCTTATATTGATCAAGCGTTTCTATCTTGTAAATGTAGAAATCGTCATCGTCACCCATCTTTATGAACTCTGGGAGATTTGCACCACCAAGAGCATTTGTAAGTAGGAAGCCAGTTGACCAGTTGAACTGATTCTCTTGAGAGAGATACAAAGGTTTTGTGACTGGTTCATCTTCAAGTGTCGTGTAAGACGACCCAGTGAGAATTTCATCATCACATTCCTCATTGAAGACTGATGATAACAGATCCACGATTTCCTTCGTTGTTGGTCGGTGATCGTATTCTTGTACGCTATAAGTCATGTCGTCACCTTGACCTTTAATGTCGTAGGCGACTGTGTATTTCTCATGAAGTGGATCTACGAGGTGGATGAGCTTACCATCCACCTCGGGGTTTCCACTTTGTCTATTAGTTATCATCTGGTACGAATCGTTCATCATATAGGAATTTGTAGTGTTTCAGTGATTTAAACTCTTCTAAGTTATTTGATATCACGACATTTCCAAGGAAGATTGGAACGTACGTCTCCAAACCAAACGTTTTCCATTTCACGTAGTTGTACTCGTCATTACCAAAACGATCGTAACCGTTATCGTGGTGATAATACAGACAGCAACCATTGAATTCGGTTGCGCCAGTGTATGACCTTGGAACAATAGACAACTTCTTACCACTATTTACAGTTCTCACTGGAGCGTTACGACCAGTGCTGGAAGATTCCCAATCAATCACATGGATGTCTCTTGATCCAACTGGCGAGTATGTCGTCGATTTCTGAACAGCAATAATACCGTACCATTGCGAATATCTGTTGTTGTTCCAATATTTGAAGTGGTTCATATTACTACCACCAGAATAATCAACACCGTCCTTGTTTCTTGCTTGCGTCATGAACACTACAGATTGTATCCATCCATAGCACATGATCTGTGATTGATTGTATGGATTGAACTGCCTCTGTCCATATTCGTCATCGTACACATATTGCAATCTTGATCTGTTGTACACGCCATCAGTTCCGATGCATCTTGAATCGTTTACGCCAATTCTTGGATCTGTGAAGAATTTCTCACGACCGCTGTCTATATTCGACGAACAACCAGTTATGTTAGCATAGTCAAATCTGCCATATGCTGATATCACAAGATGCCAGAAATAGCCAGCTTCTATTCTATCAATTGATCTGTACGACGCATGTCTTCTCATGAAGTTCGCCACAGTGTTGGGATTGTGGTGATAGCACAACGACGTTCCCTGTTTGAACACCCATCGGTTTTTGTTGTATCTCGTGTCTATGTGACCGTCATGATCTTTGGCATTCACTATGCCTGGGTACGATTGTCTTCTCTTATCGTTTGTACTGTACACGAGAGGATTGTGTGCTACCCACATCGATTCTTGTTTCGTCCAGTCTGGCTCCCAATCTGCAACTGAATCGCTATTTGTTAACCATACTTCATAAACTTCGTGTGGTAAGAAGTCAGTGAGTATCGACGTGTAGAGGTACTTTGCATCAGCAGGTACAGCACATCCGAAATCTGGGTTCATAATAGAGAAATCCGAATTGTTCAGAAGTATGAACTTTATGATATTCCCATCTGCATCTGTGAAACAAGCACCGACATTCCAAGCCTTTTCGTAGTAGTATTCACCACCAGGTTGTCTCCGAGACTCAGGACTTGTTAGACCTATTGCTGGATTATCCTCATTGTGATAACCTCTGTGCATCATTGGGAACTTCACTCTCTTGAATCCACCAACATCGATCTTGACATGACCGATGTAGTCTGCACTTTCATCACCATTAGATATTGATCGTCTGTATTTGTAGAGGTATTGACTTATGTTCTTACCGACACAACCATTTCTTGGTTGTACGTATGTTTGTTTTACAGCATTCTGTCTGAACCATACGAAATCGAACTTCTTACCCTCTGGTCTCCGTGGTTCTTCAAGGTTTGATGACCAGATGAAGTAGTCAGTATCGGTTTCATAATCATAAACACCCTTTCTCCAAGATTGTGGTTCGTGAACCCAAATACCTCCCGATTCTGCAACGTCGATATCTGCAACTTCACAAAGATCGGGATTTTCATTTGTGTCATATTTCCCAGAGTGTTTGTCGTGAAGTGGGAACACGACCATCTTTCCTCTTTCCTCTTCCTTTCCTCTATACTTTCTACGATTCTCGACGATCTTCTTTACGTGACCACTCATCACATAAGGCTTGTTATAAAGATAACCAGTTTCGTTGTCAAGATTAGAAAGTCTCTGAGGATCGAGAACGTTCTGTTTTAGTCCACGATTGTCGACGATCGATTCCGTGACTGCAATTACTGAATACTCGGGCTGTAGGATAGAAAGTTCGGGGTATTGTCGTTGCCATTTCTCAAGTTCGGATTCCTCGAGGAAGTTCTCAAGTTCATACTTACCGACAAATCCAGATTCACGACGAAGTGATCCATCGATCGTGATCCCTCCCATCAGTTTGTATTTTTCAAGGAATTCCGTACGACCCTTCTTGGAAACGCCATAGATTCTGATGTTCTGAAGATTTGGGAATTCTTGGATGATGTCTTCCCAACGGATGTTATCACAGTTTTCTATCCACAGTTTAGTGATCTTTGATTTGTCTTCGAAGTGAACATTTTCCCAACGGAGATTTCTCAAGCCACGAAGCTGTAGGAATGTGAACGTTCTTGGAAGCCAAAGTTCCTCGATAAGTGATCCCGATGCAAACGAGATACTCTGTAGTTTCGTTCGACGACCATCAAACTTACGTAGGCGAATGTTACCCGAAAGATCAAGCGATGTGAAGCCGTCTGATTGCAATCCTTGTACGTTCAGTTCTTCAAGATTCTGACATCCAGTAAGCGTGAGAGATTGAAGTGTCGTGTTGGTATCTGCACATGAAAGATCAAGTTTCTTCAAGGTCTTACAACTTGAGAAGTCGATGTTGTTGAGGATGTACTTCGAAACCTCACGGAAGTCGATCTCTTGCATTCTCGATGCACCGTAAATGAACTGAGGGTCATTAACGATAAGATCCATAAAGAACCTCAACGAGACCTTGTAACCGTTCCCCCCATTTGCAAGAATACCGCTTTGTTTTGGAGCACCACTGGTAAATCCATAACCAAAGTTGTATTGCTCGGATGCTTTTATGTGAATCTCCTTGTTATCTTGAGAGAAGTTGTGAGAGAAGTAGATTCTTATGTTATCCGATCTGTAAGTACCTGCGAGATACTTCGCATCGAGAAGGTCGAATCGGTTATTGATGATGTACTGACGATGTGATTCTCGATTTCCCTGCAAAGAATAAAGATAGTCGAGATTGTTCTCCAGTAGTGGCTTGATGTACTTGTGTTCAGAGTCCTTGTTATAGATTCTCTTCGACCAGTTGTTCATGAACTCTTCATTCAGAACATTCAAGACGTATTCTTTCGACATCACAGATCTGATCTTCTGTGCTGTTTCTTGAAGTTCGTTCTGAAGTGCTTGTCTTACGAGTTTCCAAAGTTCGGAATCATGACCTGCATAAGCAAAGTTCTGAATCGATGCGTCGTACGTGTCTTGGTCGATATCATAATCGTAGATGAGCTTACCATCATTACGAACACCAAGGATAGTATCGTTATCATAAGGGATGAAATACCAGATGTTACCATCCCACGTGGCGAACATCATGTTCTTCACTCTCTGGTCGACCATCATGAAGTATTCCGTCATGACGTACCAACCACAGAGGAAGTTGATATCGAAGTAGTCTCTTACTTCACGTTTGAACTTATCGGGACGACCAACACAAGACTTGATCCAGCTCCACAAACGACGAACGTGTCTTTGTCTATCACCTGCCTGTTCCCAAGTCATATCTTCGGGATATCGGAACTCGAGACCATTCTTGAAGTGAGTGTTCATATCATCAGTTTGGAACAGCCCCACAGCATTCGAGTTGTTGAGGAATTCCAAACACGTACAACTGTCGCCACTGAACCCATAGACGTGATCCGATTTCGCCTTGTCATTGTTGAAGTTATACTTGCCGATGTACTTGACATTTCCATCGAGATTATCAACGAACATATCACAAGGCTGACCATCAACACCTATACGAACATTGATATCTTGCTTCTGAGGTGGAACGAGGAATCCACATTGCTTGAATACATCGTTGATGATGATTGCAACACCAGAGTTGTGTGTGGATGATGATTCCGCAAAGTCGGCTTTCATTGTGAAAAGTCCAACCTCGGGGGAATTTGGCTTGAAAGCGTACTTTCTCTTTTCCTTCAGCACACCACCCACAGTCAGCGTATTCTCGGCATCCTTCTTCTTGACATCGAAGTAGAGACGATAGTTCTTACGTGGATAAGTCGTGGAAGATGTCCCCTGTATTCTCACACGACCATGACGAAGTTCAAATGAGAACTCTTTCCCAAACTTTGAGAAGAAGTCGACATCAAGCGGTACTTCGAACTTTTTGTTATTGGTCTTGTCTACAAGAGCGATATCCGCCTTCATCTTCATCACAGATTTCCCCTTTGCGAGAAGTTTCTGCATAGAGACCGCACCAGAATCATCAAGAACATCGCTATCTCTGTAAAGTCTAACAATGTCACGTGGGTCTGGTCTATCGATGATGTAGTTCATGAGTATTTCATCATCTTGAAGAGCACGGTCATAGATTCTGACAGTTCGAAGATCAATGTTTGCAGACGATGAATCTATCACAATGTTTCGAGGTGTCTGATGAAGGATTGAATCGGTGGAAGGGTATTGAACTGCACCACAACGTACACCATCCACGTAGATTTCAAGGATTCTCGTCTCTGTCTTCTTGGAAAGCACAAAAGTGATCTTGTAGAATCTACCAGTCGAGAACTTCGTTTCTACACGAACACCGCTTGAAGTTTGGATTCTTGCCGAGATTGGCGTGATCGAAATCCCAACACCTTGGTCAAGAGAATGGATGATCGGTGATGTTTTATCAGAGATCGTGTTTGTGGAGAACTCGAATTCGAAAGTCTTCCCAGTGATCGTCGGGTCAGTTTCGAATGGCTTGTGGTTTATTTCTATGCTTGCACCATTGACAAGAGAAAGTGAACCGTTCTTCCAACCTGAGGATGAGAAGTTCACGTTATGGAATGCCGTCGTGATCCCCTTATAAGTCCATACTGCAGGGTTCGATTCAGTGTTTGATCTACCTCCTGACATAAGCTCCAAGGACATACTGTCGACAACCTTGTCGATGTCCATTGATGATCTTTCAATGACGACTGGGAGGGAGAAGGTGTCGGATGATGTTTTAATAGAGATCGTCTTTGGAGAGCGATCGATGAATCTGTTCGTGTAAGTTTGGTCTATACGGTCAACGATGATTGAAGACTCTTGATCACCAACCGAAAGACGGATATTCGCCTTTGCCTTGGAAGGATCATAAACGTAATAGTTGAACGAGAATTCCTCAAACTGAGAGACCACCATCTTGATCTGTTCACCTGCGTCGTATGTTCTGCCGACCTTGTCATCGAACATAAACAGCGCAAAAGGCTTATAGAGATCAACACCTTTACGGAGGTGGAAGATGATCGAGTTTGAATGGATCGTTGTACCTGGGACTGACACATCAGTGGTCAATGTCATCGTGTGTATACCATTCACGATTGAACCTGCAGGGATTGAGAATGACCCATTTGTGACACCACTCTTTGTGACAGACTGTGATTGAAGTTGTGTCCCATCCATGAGAAGTTTCACATTTTTATCACCTGCACCAGTTACACGGAAAGGAATGATTATCGTGTCTGCGGATTCGTAACCTTGTCCATTTGAGGAGAGTTTATATGAAGTTTCAAGACGAATGTCGTAAACTCTCAGAGATTGATAAGTCTGCTTCGTCTTCGTCTCTCCTTCTTCATCCCTAATTGTACACTTGACGTAAATGTCGATAGTACCTTCTCTGAGATAGTCGTTGATGTCCACGCCATAAGTACCTGCCGAGACATCTTCGTAAGTCTTTGAGAACAGCGTCAGTGCACCATTCTTTACAGTGACTTCTATTTTTGCACGTATACCCGTCGATTCACCATCTGCGTTCTTGTAGTCATAGGTATAAGAGAATGCGGAAGTATCACCAAGGCGAATGTGCTTCTTGGTGAGTTCAGATTGAAGTATAAGCTTTGACTTCTGTATCTGGCCACCGCCACCTCCTCCACCTCCTGCAGGGATAGTCACAGATCCAAACTTCTCACCACGAACTTCGTCATAAAGAGAAAGAACAACGGATTGACCGTCTTCGGAGAGTTCTGCATCGAGTGAGGAGACCGAGTGTCTCTTGAGTTTCCCGATTTCTTGCGCAACTATAGCATTGGAGATCGGAGATTGTGAGTTCTCATCAAGTTCAACATCGACTGGGATTTTCACCACACCATCCTCATTTGGCAAGATTTCGGGATCTGTACCGATCTGTACCGATTTCACGCTACCTTTACCTGCATCAATTCTTACAGTTCCATCTTCCGAAGGTGTCAGTTCGTTACCATTTACAACGATCTTTTGAATAGGTGCAGACGGGACGATGATTCTTCGGTATGATCCGTTTGCACTGAGGAACATATCAGGTTCACCATCGTTCTTGATAATAGAAACCTTAAGTTTTTCCTCATCAGTGAATCTGTTCCCAAGCGTCTGTGAAAGCTTGCCAACCTCGATCCATCGATCATCAGAATCTGTGGCTGTGGGATTATAGGAGAAGAGCTTTCCGTTATGTTCGTACCCAGAGTTCGCCTTGTTGTAGATAGCGACAAGGTTTCCATCTTCGAGAGGTTCTCCCTTTTCACTCACAGGGTTCGTGGTCGACCGCATATCTTCAAGGGTGGAGAATGTTCTGAGAATCCCCATCTTGTAAGATTTGAGCTTTCCTTCAAAGTCCTTTATCGACTTTGCGAATTCGTTATTTTTCTCTGTGAAGAAGTTCTGTATGTCTTGAATGATACCTTCCTTCGTGAAGTTTGTAAGGTTTCTATCACAGATTATGACATCTCGAGTTTCCTTGACGTAAATGATCGATGTACGACGAACTTCAACATCAAGGTCTTCATATTCCGAGATGTTCTGAAGTATCATAAACGTCACATTCTTGCCTTGTTCACCAGACCACTGCTGGACAATGTCAAGAATACCAGTAGATCCGACGACAGAATCTGGCTCAACGACATATCTTCCGTTTTGAACGTCATATCTCAAAACGTACTTTACGTTTCCGAGTGGATCTTGTGGCAGTTTCAGATTTTCAAGAAATAAACCAGTGTATTGGTTTATCTTCTGAACCATAAGATCTACTACACCAAAATTCTCGTTTATTATCTTTCTTGATTCCTCAAGAGAGTTGTCTACAGATACTTTCTTTATGGATTGAGTTGCCATTCTTCAAAGATTTCGTTATTTACCGATATTGGCATATACGGAAAGTCCCACCAGAGGACTTTGCCAATGGTGGGACTTGCTTTTTATTGTACGTGTTTTACGTATCTGTCATAATCATCACCCTGTATCACGTTCACAAAGTTGTGTTTCACACAAAGAGAACTATTGACTTCGTTGTCGAATATCTCACATTCTACTGTGTAATTTCCTATCTTTTGAAATGTGTAACACATAACAAGAGAGTTGGTGAGTGAGAGGACTTCGGTATCTCCTTGTTTTATCTTCCAATTTGCGTTCACTATCCCATCAATATAAGATTCATCAACACTGAAGAAGATCGGGTGGAATGGTGCAACGAAGAATGATTGCTCGTATATGTTCGTGTTGTTCCACTTAAATGGATAATCAACACTTTCCTTGTATTCTGCACGAAGACCTTCTGCACGAAGATTAATGTCCTCGTAGACCATTCTGTGGGAGACGATCTCAATAAACGAGGTCTCCCATTCTCGGTAGATCACGTTGAACTCTCGGAGATCGATCTGATGACGAATGTCTTCGTACAAATCACGCATCGTTTGTCTTTCTCGCATTTCACCACTGAGAGTGAAAAGTTTTGATTGTAATGAGTATCTTCCTTGTGTGAATGAGTGGATAATGATCGAAGGGTATCTTACACCAGACAGATTCAAGTCATCCCAAGAACGGATACCGAAGTCCGATATCTTGAACTCTGATTTTCTATAGTTCATTCTTCGGAATCCAAGTGAGGGATCTTTGAGCATGTGAAGTCTTTCATATTCATGAATCTTCGACGACAAGAATCTCAGACGAGCATCGCTCATTCTCTGATGCTTTTGTATTACCTTGCTTGGATGAGACTTGAAGAAAGCGAGGAAGTTTGGGATCTTCTGTCTCACTTCGAACATCTTCTTCTTTTTGAAGATTTCTTCACCACCATAGTACTCATAGACGATCTTCACATCATAGACACCTTTACGATTGACGAGGATCTTGATTTCACTCGTGGAAGGTGAAAACTCGCCAGTCATCTGGAAATCACCGTCTGTAAGTTCGTATGTCGCTCTGTAATATTGATAATGGTCAACATTCCCCCACGTGGCGAGTGTACCTTCATAATTTTCATAGTTTGTAGGAACATCTTCGTACCGACGATTAAAACTGTCGTTTCGAAGTATTACTTCGACACCTATCTTTGATTTCCTGCTCCCAGTTACAAAAGTGTCGTGGAATCCCTTATAACCAATCGATGCACCAATAATAGAAGTCGAGATTGATGAAAGCTTTCTACTTCCAATTGAAGATAGTTTTGGATTTCCTTGAAGATCTGCATCTGCAACATACAGAGAATCGTTACGTGTATCTTGGAGATAATAAACACGTCGATCTGTGGTTATTATATGTGACCTCGATTTTATATTTTGCGTATGTTCATGCTCTGACCAAGAAGTGGTGATCTTGTATTTTCCAAAGAATACGAATTCTCCTATGATATCGACAATATCTGAAATACCACCGATTTCTCGGTCTTCGATCCACTTCTTAATACCGAACAGCTTTATGACGATTTCGTCGACTGTAAACAAGAAGTTGTCTTTCACAACAGGAAGTCCTTGATCATCGTAAAGATCATCCACCACTGAGTTATACTCAAAGAACAGACCAAACTTTGAAGTCTTCTGTAGGCGAGAGTAGTCCATCGATTTTTCGGAGAGATCTTCATAGACAAACTTCCCAGTTTTGGGATTTAGCCAATATTCCTTAATCTTGAGGTCTTGGAAATCGAACAGGTTCAAGATACCTCTGACACCTTTATGGGCGGAGAAATATGGCTTGATGTTGTGCATTTCTATCAAGAATTCCTTACGCTTGCGATTAAGAATAGAAACGTCGGCAACATCACAGTCTGTGGGATGCGTTCTGAAGAGAAATGCGTCATCTTTAGAGAGATATTCTCCAAAATCGGCAAGTCTGTCGATGAACCTTTCATCTTCCTCTTCAACGAAGATTTGTGCAGTGAGTTCGATAGCTATTTCTCCGTCAAGTTCGATCACAAGGATGTCTTCAATGAACCCACCTTCCGAAGATGAAGCCATGATCTGCAAGCACTTTGGTGTTGCAAAAATGTCACGAATCTCGACGATATCTGCCCCGAAAGTCGCTGTTTTATCCTCCTTAAAATCCTCATCGAATTCATCAAACAGTCTTATCTCTGGTTCTGATTCATAAGGTGATCCAACATCGAAGAACTTGAACTTTCCTTCGTGCATTTTGCACTTCATATGTCTAAACGAACGAACATCGTCATATTCGATCTCGTCATAGATCTTGACTTTCTCCATGAAGTACAAGCTCTGTGTCTCAATAAGACCTGCACTTGTCTTTGAGAATATGAAATCACCTTGAAGAAGATCAAGTTCTTCATTGTATTCAAGATCTATGATTTCTCCGTTTTTTTGGAATAGCGTTATGTTCTTTAATCGATTCAGAGACATATTTTGGAGGATATTTGCTTATTTACCGACCTATATAAACGGAAACAAGAAGAAAAAACATAAAGAACCGCTATGAAGTACGATATGATGAAGATAATCCGTGCCGTCGAGAAGATAGGTGGAGAAATAGACCGAACACCTGCTTTCTTGAACATTGTCGGCATCCGTGATTTATCCAATCCAAACACATGGAACGATATCTGTGTTTATTTCAGATTTAACGAGAAGGGCGAAATAGAAATCCGTGAGATTCTTGAGTTCACGACAGACCCAGGTATTGACAATCTCCAAAAGCCACTAAATCCACAAGGTTGTGCAATCTTGAAGCGTGGATTCCATAAAGACCTGTGGCAGATCGGTCTGCATCAAGGAAAGTATGAAGCACTTCGGCAGGCATCTCCTACTCATGTTCACCGAGATAACAACAGAGATGCGAAGCATGATCTTCTTGGTGATGACTTCGGAATGTTTGGCATAAACTTCCACCGAGCATCTTCTCAGAAGCTTGTACCAGTTGTTGGTCTCTATTCTGCAGGTTGTCAAGTTGTGAGAAACATTAATGACTTCTCAAAGTTCATGCAGTGGGCAAATCAAGCCAAGAAAGCAGGACAGAAGGCATTCTCCTACACGCTTCTGACAGTGGAAGATATCCTCGCTGTAGAAGATATCAAACCAGAATAACAAAGAGAAAGCTTAAGAATACAAAGAGAAGCCCCCCCCCACCACCCAACCAAAAGGAAAGGGGGGGCGTCTTTGTTTTTTCTTCTCCCACGA